CAGGAACAATAGTACCTACGATTTCAGTAGTCATAAATGGATTTTGCAACCATATCTGACTAATGCCTGGTTTGATAGTACCGTATACGTTTAACAAACTAGTCCAATATAGACTTGTGTTAGGTGCTGCGGGCAATTCTAAGTCCTCATTTGGTGGATTGAATGCTTCATTCGCAGGTAATAACTGTAGACTGTTGCCAATCAACAATAATTTGTATCCGTATGGTGTAATCTTCTGACGAGTACCTAACAATAAATCATCATCTTGAATATCATCAAGTGCTTTTCCTTTGTAGATACTAGCAATAATCTTTTCAATAACACCCATCTTCTTCAATTTACTAGATGTGCTTAACCAGATAGGTATGTAAAATTTCCAAGACATTACATCAATTGGATTTCCTGTACCCTGTGGTATTGTACGGCTAGTAAAAGTAAGACCATCTTGGTATACGACAGACAATGATGTCCAATCAATGAAGTTGTCCGTGCTTTGAATCTCTAGTGAAGGGTTGAACAATGTACCTAGTTGCTCAATCAACTCTAGTTTTTGATTATAGTTAGTAGTCCAAAAGTCAACTGTCAATCGCAATGTGTAGGGTACTGGCATCAATCTTTCAATTGTAAATGCTTGTCCTTGTACTTGCTCGTACTGTTGGGTATCTGAATTGTATGAACGTTGGCGCACGTTAATTCTGTCCACAAATGTAGGATCTTGCGTTCTACGCTGGTCATACTCTAACGCAGTGATATAATACGTTATCATCGGCGCGCTTGGTAAATTACTTGCACTGTTGTTGGCTAAAATAGTTGAAGCCTGGCGACTACTATCACCGTACATAACAGGCACACGAACTAAAATATCATTGCCTGCAGGATCTTTACCTTTAGTAACTTGCCAGTTACTAAAAATTCTTGCAAACTGTAGTAAGAATCTGCGAATTTGATTGTCGTAGAAAAATTGTGCCATTATAGATTGGTTCTCGGTGGTATAGCATCAGGCGTTAACTGTAATATGCTTGACAATGGTTGAGCTTGTGGTACAGTTGTTCCACTGGTCAATACTGTCTCTCGTTCATTATTTATGAAGCCTGACAACTGTGATGTATTTGTTGCGTTGAAACTTGTGTCTGTTCTGACGTTCTCAGAAATACGAACCCAAAGTTTACCGTCCCAACGATATAATAACTGCGGAAAGTAATCAATGCGCAAGAAGTAATCACCAACTTGTGGATTCTGCGGGAATGCAATGCCAGCACCAGTTGGGAATCCATTAGGTGCTGTACCGTCACCGGATAAGTAACCTGTCGTGTATCCAAATGATCTTGGACTTGAACGTGCAATGTATTGATATGCAGGATCACAGTCTGCTCTAAAGTCCATCTGGGTAGACACGGTACCGGTAAATCCCGGCAATTCAGGGTTCTGGTCTGCTGTTGCATAAGTGTTGTCAGCAGTACCGTACGGTCCTGTAATGACACCCAATGATTGTGCAACTAGTATGCGATCACCTTGCAAGGGACCTGATCCGTTGCCGATAGCTTCCGGTGCAAGCTCCATGCTTTCTAAACTCATTTGAACAAATGCGTCAATTGGGTCTACAGAAAAGTCAGCATCAGCCGTCATGTCCCAAATGCTTTTTATAGCTTCTTTAGGTATACGAATGACAGGACTTGGATTTTTATAATTAGGGTTGCGCATCATAGCAACTGTACCAGTAACTGTAATTGGTGCACCGCTTGAATTTGTGTTTACATTTACAGGAGGCGCAGGTTGATTATTCTTACCGGACAATGTATTGTTAGTCGAGAACTCTCCGTATGTAGGAACAATATATAATTTACTGCGGTCATAACCTGCTTTAGGTAGATTACGTTTTGCTTCTTCCAAGTTAGCATCATTAATTGCGATATTTTTATTGTAAGTAGATAATATATCTTTCAAATCTTGGGCAGTATCTAATTGCCAATAAGTTGCATTTGGAGGATTTATGCCGGCCGGGACTTCTATTTTAGAGATATAATTCTTATCACCGTATCCTATAGTATATCCCGCGGGATATACTTTATCTTTATCCCATAATCCTAAATAATTATCTTGATTAATAGGTTCATTAAGAATCTGACTAAACTCTTGACTATCAACTAACGGTTCACATTTGATACGCCATAAATGAGGAAACCAAGTTGGACTAAAACCTTCACTTGCATAGTTCCCGTCAGTTACTTGATAGAATCTTTTTAATGCAACTGGTATAGTTTCTTTTAATGGATTGTAATCTAACAAGTGTGGTAATTCAATAACATCCCCTACCATTAACTTACGACCTACTAAATCAATCATATCATTATAGTGAACTGTGATAAAAATGATATCATTATTTAAAAATAATCCAAACTGACTTAAATCAAAGTCTAAATTCTGTACATTATAATGTCCACGTAATCTAAATATGTTTGGATCATATGTTCTGTCTCTATTCTCTAGAAATAATAAATCTTGTATGTTAGTGGGATTTAGTTCAGCGTATTCAGGTTGGGTATAATCATTGCTAGGGCCCTGATTAGTAGGGCCCATATATTTATGAACATACAGGTCGGTAGCACCCGCAGTAAACATTTGCGAAATGGTTTTATCAAAGAATCGGTAATCGTTTGATTTTACTGGGTGGTAAAGTGATAATCTTGGCATATAGTTATTTATCGCTAATTCCAGAACAGATAGTATGCATTACCGTAAAGTTGACATTAAATAGAGGGTGTGTTATACTTATAAAACATTGTAACTTAGGAGCAAAGATTGGCTACACGTAAAAAGAACTCAGAAGACCATTCTCAGGTTAAAGCACTCAATCCACGTGATGTAGATGTGCAGTATTACGGGGATGAACCTCTATTCGTTGTTCAACCTGATCCCGATCAGCGCCGGGTAGCATTGATGCGTTCTTTCACTTGGTATAATCGTTTCTACGGAAAGAAAGATGCCAAAGAACTCATGGCTCAGTATCTTGACCTTAACAGCAGACCTGCTGACGCAAAGATTATGCGCAAAATTCATGAAAATGAGTTTTTGATGACACTGTGCTGGTTGGCACGTATGCGATTGCGTGGGCTAGAGTTGGATGCACATGAAGAATTGACCCTTGCTAATGAAATCAGCCGACTCTTGAAAATTGTACATGCCCCTGAGGTAGTAAAAGTAGAAGTTGAAGTTTCTACTCGCCCTAATATTCAAGACATTTTGCGTGAAAAAGCGAAAGATGCCGCCGGCGAGTTGGAAGCAGTCTTTGATGAATTCGTAACTGACGGCAAGACAAAAGCTAAAACAATGGATCTTGTTTCTAAATTCAATGTTATGCCACAGCATATCAGTTTAATTACTGAGATTTGGAAGCGTAAGCAAACAGAATTTGCTGACCTGCAAGAAGGTAAAGACAAACAACTGATTGAGGGCTATAGTCACCTCACAAAGATTCAAGTAAGAAACATTGTCAAATTTATTGAACAAGTATTGACAGACTTGAATGCATACATTTCGGTCAAGAAAGCAAGCAAAGCCCCTCGTCAACGTAAGGCTGTACCTGTTGAAAAGATTGTGGCTAAACTCAAGTACTTGAAAACATTCAAAGATACAGCCAGTAAACTTGACTTGGTGTCTATCAGTCCTGTAAAATTACATGGTGCAAGCGAAGCATGGGTCTATGACACTGCAAAACGCAAATTGCATCACTACATTGCCGATGAATATTCAAAGGCATTTACTGTAAAAGGTAACACACTATTGGGCTTTGATACTACAAAGTCAGAAGTTAAAACCCTGCGTAAGCCGGGTGAACAGGTTAAAGAGATTATGGGAAGCAAGCCCGCGGCTCGTAAATACTTTAACGATATTAAAGCAGTCAGTACGACACCGAATGGTCGCTTTAATGAGGGAATGATTATTTTGAAAGCATTTTAATGAATATTGATTTAAACAAATACAAACAATTTGTAGAGGCTGTAACAAGCCACGCAAGCAATGACTTGACTACATTTATGAGTCGCCTCGATGAACTCGACGGCAACTTTGACTCAACAACAAGCACACATGGTCCTGATATCAACGTCCCGTTGCTTATCACAGCATGTTTCGGTTTAGCGGCTGAGAGTGGCGAGTTCATCGAAGTGCCCAAGAAGATCATCTTCCAAGGCAAACCTCTTGATGACGCCGCAGTCTTTCACATGAAACGTGAACTCGGCGATGTTATGTGGTACTGGATCAATGCTTGTCGTGCGTTGAACATTGACCCTAACGAAGTTATTGACGAAAACGTGCGTAAACTAGAAAGTCGCTACCCCGGTGGCACATTTGACGCACATTATTCAGAGAATCGTAAAGAAGGCGATATCTAATATGAAACTCTGGAGTAAAAAAACTAATCTATATTTGTTTACTCCGGAGGAGTATGAACAACTACCATACGGTTTTGAACTAACGTGTATCGACGGAACCATATCTAAGAAAGATATAGATAAAGTTGACGGAGATACGAGATTTGGTCATATAGCGTTTGGAGTAAAAGACCCATGGAATCATCCACTCAAAGACTTGTTCTTGATTTTCAAAATCAAAGAATAATATGGTAATGGGCTACAACCGTGCTCCACCTCCACCGAGCTATGGATTTATTCCTAGAAAACATATCATAGGGCCTTGGAAAAAGTGGTTTGCGTGGTACCCTGTCAAAGTACATAACACACGAATATGGCTGAAGACTGTATACCGACGTAAAATAAACACATATGTTGACATGGATGATTGGGCTAGATACGAATATGGTACAGTATTTGATATACTAACCGATTAATTATATTGGTCTATAGGTTCCGCTACCTTGAAATGCGGCGAAATTCCGTCCTCATCGTGCAGTGACGGTAGAAGTGTGACCAACACAAATTTATGGGACTACCCTTTGATGCTTAAACGTCTACCCCCTGCGTAGAAACGTTTCCCATATCTTAATAGTTGATAGTATGCCAGGTCATAGTAATTGCGATAGAGGGCCTGGGCTGTGTGTAGAATCCTGATGAATATACCTACACTTTAACAGCGAATACGGAAAAGTCCCTTCACGGGGTCGGTGCGACATAGACAATCCTCCACTGTAATCTTTTAATTCATCATCGCCTAAGTTCCTCAAGAATGTTTTTTGGCTTGTAGATTTCATATCTACTCGCCATTGCCTAAGAATATCTAAACACATTAGCCAGATAAATATAAGATACAGGTACTTATATATATGGCAACTAACATTCTTTCTACTCCAAATGGATTAACCCTAGACCAATTAAAAGAGTTATTATTTAATAACTTAAGACTCCGCTTAGGAGATGGTATTATTGATTTAGAGCTTGACCCTCAGCACTTTGAGGCAGCATACAACTACGCAATAAAGACCTATAGACAAAGGGCACAGAATGCAACTGCGGAATCATATACACTTATGACTATCGTTAAGAATGTGGATACATATACCCTACCACAAGAATTCATTAATGTACGTAGTCTATTCCGTAGAACAGTGGGATTAGAAACAGGCCCCGGTTCTAGTTCATTTGACCCCTTCAGTTCAGCTATCTTAAACACATATCTATTAAACTATAACTACGCAGGTGGTATGGCAACATATGATTTCTATGCAGGTTATGTTGAATTGGCTGCACGTATGTTCGGCGGCTACGTAGTATACACATTTGATCCTGTAACTAAGGTTCTTAGAATTGTGCGTGACCCTAAAGGCACTGGTGAGAGAGTACTTATTTGGGCTGACGTCCAACGAACAGAAGAAGTACTATTACAAGACCCAGGTGCAGGTGTTTGGATTGGTGACTTTACATTAGCTATATTAAAGACTATTATCGGAGAAGCACGTGAAAAGTTTGGTTCTATCGCTGGGCCAGGTGGAGGAACTACGTTAAACGGTACAGCAATGAAAGCTGAAGGAGCTAAGTTGCAAGAGCAATTGATTGATGAACTGAAACGTTATGTTGATTACAGTCAGCCGTTAACGTGGGTGCAAGGGTAAACTTCCACTTTACTTTTTCACACTCCTGTCATATACTAAGTATCTGATAGGAGTTTCCATATGATTATAGGCGTAACCGGCTTGATAGGATCCGGCAAAGATACAGTAGCAGACTATCTCTGCACATTCCATGGTTTTAAACGAGTAAGTTTTGCATCATCTCTAAAAGATGCAGTTTCATCAGTGTTTGGTTGGGACAGAGAAATGCTTGAGGGTTCTACTAAAACTAGCAGAGAATGGCGAGAACAGACTGATATTTGGTGGAGTACTCGCTTGCAGATGGATATCACGCCCCGTTGGATTCTACAATACTGGGGTACAGATGTACTACGTAATCATTTTCATACTGACATTTGGGTTGCAAGCGTAGAGAACAAACTACGTCAAAGCAAAGACAATATTGTTATCACTGATTGTAGATTTGCTAATGAGGTTCTAGCTATAAAAAATGCAGGTGGCATTACAGTTAGAACAGCACGTGGTGAGCAGCCTGAATGGATTCAAGCAGCCATATCATATAATAAAGGTGAGTTTGGTAACATGTCATGGTCTATTAGTAAAGCACAATTATCTAAGCTGAACATTCATGCTAGTGAATATTCTAGTGTAGGACTAGACTACGACCACTATCTAGATAATAACGGCACGATTGATGACTTGCACAGTCAAATAAAATCAATAATCAACCTTTAAATCCCCTCGCTTCCAATTAACTTCTTTCTTTTTGACTACTTCAACGCAGTTCAAACAGATAGTTCTTAGATTAGTTAATTGAGTGTTTTCTAAATCTCCGTCGATGTGAAACACTGTAAGCTGTGAGGTATAGACGCACTTAAAGCCACATAAATCACATGTGGCTTTTTTCTTGTATCCACTTTTAGCCCAACCTGCTTTTCTAGGCTTTAGTTTATTTTTCTTCCTACCACACTCATCACACATACTTCTGTAATGTGTTATTCCGTCACGTTTGTAATTAACGGCGCAATAGTTTTTGTTGCAGTGTAAGCAAATGGGTCTTGTGACAAGCATATTGTATTTAGTTTCAAACCTTCGAAGGCACCGTTAACCATCCTTTTTTAGTTATTTTACTAAATAATACTATGCATTAGGGTTGTAACCCTCAAAATTTTACATTAAAGGAAAAAATAAAATGGCATTAACATCACCAGGCGTAGAAGTCACGATCATTGACCAAAGTCAGTACTTACCAGCCCCAACTAGTTCTGTCCCATTAGTAGTATTAGCTACAGCACAGAACAAAGCTGACGCTACTGGTACAGGTGTAGCACAAGCTACAACCGCGGCAAACGCAAACAAACTCTATCAAGTTACGAGTCAACGTGATTTGGTTACTCTTTACGGTACACCATTCTTCTATACTACTACGAACGGTACACCGATTCAGGGTTACGAACTTAACGAATATGGTCTATTGGCTGCATACAGTCTATTAGGCGTTACAAATCGTTGCTATGTTCTACGTGCTGACATTGATTTGGCAAGCTTAGTAGGACAAACAGGTCGCCCAACTGGTGCACCAACTAACGGTACTTATTGGTTAGATACTACTAACACAACATGGGGTATTTTTGCATTCAATGCAACAACAGGAAAGTTCACTGAA